CACCCACCCATTCCCTAAAGCAGCACATCATCGCTGTCACTATCTGTCTAAACCCGTAAGATCAAGTCGTAACGGTCAATTAATCTCTATTTTCGTCGATTAGTATCTTGTAATTTACGTCAAATTCAATTCTTAATCTCTCGTATGTTTGATATAGCTCTTCTGACGTTTTATCAACTATTTTCTTTTTACGAGATGTTTTCTTGGTATCACTTATAAGTTTTAGCGTTTGCCCATTTTGGTTTAAAGTCATAATACGTACAGTACGACCGTAATATGCTTCACACGCTAATAGATAATTAAAGGCTGAATATTTAATTAACTTGGCCAATGGCGCAGGAATTACTTTCGTTAGGACGACAAGTACCTTATTTATATTATCGTATTTTAAGTCCAAATATTCAGCGGCAGTTCCATTTATAGTTGAAGCAACCATCATATCGGACCAAGTATGATCAACAGCTTTCATTTCATGTACAGCTTGTGTAGAGGCGTTAAGATCGCCCGATATAGTTGTTAACAGATCAATAAGTAATCCTTCGGAATTAACGTCCGAAAGCATGTCATATTTGATCATCGCTGCTTGTATAGCTTCGGCGGTTACATGCGCTCCCGTTTTACCAACGAAGCGTTGTAATGCTTTATTAATCCCCATTAAATTAAGACGAACGGCGTCACCATGTCTAGATCCATGTCTACGTTCAGCGGATATAAAGGTATCGGGAGTTATAGGACGTCGGACAGCGTCATAGACGTAGTTATTTACTCCCTGATCATGGAAGTTTACGGAGAAATCAACGATTCCGTAAAGTTTATAGTACTGATAGAGATTTTTATTTTCACTTTTGATTTTAAATTCGTTGGTCTTTAAATCAAAAAGTTTCGTAATATTTAACACATTCTCATCACGGTTAGCAGTAGCTGACCTTTTTAGAGTATTTGAAAATTGAATCATGTCAGAAATCGGAGCATTTTCGTAACGTAATGAATCATCAACGGAAATTCCATTATCATTCAATTTACTATATGCATGGCTAGAAAGTTGAATACGTTCAGGCCTTAAATGGCGTATTTTATATTCAAGTCCGGAAGTAACTGATAGAGGTGCATCATTTGCATTAGTGCTACTAACTGAAACGTCCGTTATTTCAAAATTAGAAGGACGGTTAACCTTCGGTAATAAGTGGTGTTTTGTTGCCGGAACAACTTTCTTTAAAAAAGCATTCGCAAATACTTCCTGTGAATCGAAACGTAAGGAATCAACCACTGGAATAGCAGGATTTACAGAGGATGACATCCTTTCATTTAACCAAATCACTTCATTTAAACTAACTCCCGTCCAACTACAGCCTAAACCACCCCTGACGCCTGATGGTAATATAGCTGCGGCATATGGCGGATAGTATTTATACTTCATGGCTGCGGAGGTAACGTCAGTTTTATCGAACATTTTAATATGATATGCTAACATAGAGCATAACCTCATTGTAAAAGTAACATGTCGTGAGGATGATGCGGAACGTCTAAAAGCGTCAAATTGTTTGTGAACAAAACCACGTAACGCCGAAATTCTAGATTCATCTTTCCCCGTTTTCTCACTTTCATTAACTTGCATATATGGGTCATTGAAAACAAAACCTAAATGCGCATAAATTTTTGCCATCTCAATACTACGATTTGACATGACACTTTTATTTTTATTTATCTTATGTCCTGCTGCTGTGTATTTCGCACAAATTAATTCACGGACACGTTCTATATTTGCTGCATTTGGAATATCCATTTTAAGTATAGTTCCTATATCATCTCCAGCGATTAACATAGACATAACGTTTACAGACATTCCAGACAAGTCTTCATTCATTTCGTAATTAATTTCAGAATTGATAATGGAGTTTAATAGAAAGGTTACCAATAATCCGCTTAACATAAAATTAGTCTTTACGACTCTAATCGAATCACCATAAGATATGCTAAATAGACCAAATCTCAAGAATTCGATTATCTCATCACAAATTTGTGTTAAGGTAATACCATTACCTTTTAAATACATGTAATATTCATCATGTGATACCGTCAAATCAGCAAAGGCATCCCGAATACCTTCGATCCATGCGGCCATCAAATCAAATTTACAATGCTGATCCCATGCTGAAGCATCAGCAGCGGATATTATATAGCGTCTACTCGAACTTGCTTGTATAAATGGCGAATAAGCATCCACCGAACCGTCCTGAAACTGGGTCAATATTGAAGAACCATAATTATATGGATTTATAAAAATTGATTGTACATCGCCACTTTCGGGCGGGCGTGATGTATCATCAACATGAGGTTTAGCAATAGCACAAAATGCCATGTGTAGCTGTATTGGGATTACGAAAATTCCACGTATAGCACGAGTGGCAGTCGTGGCACGTGACCCAATCGAAGATATTCCTATAGCCTTTACATCTTGATCATTGAGACCTTCCTCCATGATTCTTTTCTTGTCCTCATTTGATACCGAGTTATAATACTCTATAATCGAAGGGAATCTCGGACGTATGCCTGTCATGTCAAAGACGTTCTCTCCTGAAAACATTGCTCTGGCGGCTTTTGACGTATGACTTTGCTTCATTGATTTAGATTTTCCTGTTATTTTATCTTTCAACACATAATTAACGGCTATTGGAGCCGCTCCTGATGACTTTGAAGTTAAATATGTCGATATACTTGCGTGGAATTGTTCACTATTTGGATAACGTCCTTCAGATACTAAACGTTTAGTTTGTTCGAAACCTACTTGATGCAGTCTCATTCTGAGTTTCGGACCTATAACTTTATATTCGTCAGAGTTCGCATGTTCTATGTTATGTTCATAATTATCAATAATATCCTGTACAACATCCGCTATCTTATGAGAACGGGCATAGCCTAACATTCCCATATTTATACGGATAGATACTAAATCCTTTATAATACCGTCGTTATATCGAGCGGCAATTAGTCTTTTCTTAATGAAGGCTAATGTTAGTGGTAAATTCATTTCCCTAAATTCTATGAATGATTCTTCCAAAAAATCACGAACAGATTTAGAATAACACGCTTTATCCAAGCGCGTACTTGATTGATTAAAACATTGCCCTAGGCAGTCAGTTTGTTGATTGAATGTTGGTGGTTTACGTTGTATGTCACTATCTACTAAACTGTACCATGGGTGTAAATGTACATCGGATACGTCTGTAGGAACAGAGGCTTTCACGTCCATACCATAATAGAGATTAACTGCCGTAAAGGCTTTCTTAAACCTTTTTCCATTTCGGAAAGGATCAGTTAAGAAGAATAATAACGTCTCGTCATACATATTGATGTACTCAGAATTGAAGGAATGTAAATTCGAATGATATAATAGTAAACTCATTCTATTTATTATTATACGTAATAACATAGGAAATTTCGAATGATATTGAGCTCCAACGAACGAACCATCACTTCGATATTCAACTGGTAAGTGTAAGTATGGATAAGTTTCATCAATCATATCCTGCATAAATATTTCTATAAATCGTAACCCATAATCATAATATTCAATATTCATTGATTTTAACATACAAATATATATTAACATGAACTCACATGGATGGGTAATATAATGTGAATTCAACTCTTCATTTAATCGAAACTGTAATATTTTTATGATTGGTACTCTTTTGAATCCCTGAATGAAAAAATCATTCTCGATAGGTACCTCTTTGTCTTTATGAGTATTATAACCTTCAAACATAGGTAACTGTTTTACATCATCGCGGTTTTTTAGCAGAGCCGCATTCCGCTGTTTATAATATGACAAAGAAGCAACACGACATTCTGGAGTTTCACTCGCTGTCAAGGCCGTTACTTCTAAATCATACCACAATGGATCTTTTTCCATTTTCAATAGAATTGAGCGAAAATCGTCATCATACTTCATTACGGTACGTTCATCAACACCGAAATTGTTAAAACTAAAGATAGTTTGGTATACGGTAGAGAAGTTAATCTCATTCCTTGTTGGATCACTTAAAGTTGAATATAAGTATCCCATTGTATTAGGTTCAATCGGAACGGCTTCGCCGCCATTCCGAATTTTGAGTAATAATTCGAAGACTCGAGTCTCGATCGAGAACTGATCATTCGGTTCATTAGAAGATAAAGCAGTTTGAATCTCATGAATGAGAGTCGCGTTGAGAGGTGCATTGATCATGTTCGCAAACATTCGCT